TCGACCAAGCACTACGTTCGACCAAGCACTACGTTCGACCAAGCACTACGTTCGACCAAGCACTACGTTCGACCAAGCACTACGTTCGACCAAGCACTACGTTCGACCAAGCACTACGTTCGACCAAGCAACCCCACTACCTAGGATGCCTTCGCATGATATCCTAAGTAATGCTTTCGGCAAACAGCCGCATACTTATCCTTACCACCTACGCAAATCTGTCCCTCGGTCGAAGCAAACCGTAAGCTAAATATACCAGGAGTACCATCCTTGCACATACTGCACAATGCAGTCAGTTTCTCACAGCTATCCGCCTTCGAAATAAGCTTCTGAATCTGCTCGAACGGCATCCGGTTCGAATCGCCGTCGAGTCCCACAACAAGCACCTTCTTCTTATATCCCTCCACCATTATCATGACTCCCTCATACAAATCAGGAAAGAACTGTGCCTCATCAATAACAATAAACGAAGCATCCAAGAATGCCACTAATGTAAGTGCCTCCAGTAAAGTCTTCAACCCGATCGCGGGATACCCCCCAGCCTCATCGTGGGTCTGCAGCGATCTTCCCGCAGAGTCATATCGAGTATCAAGGGCCGACGTAATTACACAACATTTCGTATTCAAATACATCTCCCTCCGAAGACGCTGAATGGCGAGAGACGACTTCCCTGCAAACATCGGCCCCATAACGATATCAAGGCTCATTTGGCTGGACAGGACTCGATGAGCTAACGTCGCTCAATTTTATTAGGTAGCCGCATGCTTAAACCATAGAATGGGAATCGGTTAGAATGAATAAAATATACTGTTTCTGGACAGGTTCGAACGAACTTACACCAAACCGACGAAATTGTTTAGAACAACTTAGGACAGCCAGCGAATGTCAGATTGTACTTGTAACAAAGGATACTCTTAATAGTTATATCTTGCAGGAACACCCTCTGCACGAAGCCTATGAGTATCTATCGGAAGTACACAAGGCTGATTATCTACGAACATATTTTATGAATTTTCATGGAGGTGGATATAGTGATATTAAATATACAACTGGCTCATGGGTCGCCGCGTTTGATGAACTAGGCAGCAGCGATGCGTGGATGAATGGATACAAAGAGGAACATTCCGGTTGTATTGCGTATCCTCCCGTAGCAGAATATTGGAGTGAATTAATAGGAAACGGTGCATATATAGCGAAACCACGTACCCCATTAACCGAGGAATGGTATTCTGCAATGATGAGTTTTTTGGATTCTAAGCTCGAAAAACTGAGGCTCAATCCATCTACATGTCCGAGAGATCACAGCGGCACTGGATCATCTTATCCTATTGCATGGGCAGAAATGCTAGGCTTTATTTTTCATAGAGTCTCATTTGGTTACAGAGATAAGTTATTAAAAACAGTACCCACCCCTATATTCCACTCATATATTTGAATGAAATAGCGAGGGATTTTTTAGGGCATCAGTCTAGATGTCTGCGTATCAGATCGTCATCCCCACCTATGGAAGAGCAGATTCCATAGGAGACAAGACACTAACCCTTTTACATACATACGGCATCCCCCGTTCCCAGATAACTCTCTTCGTAGCAAACAAGGAAGAAAAGGACGCCTATGCAAAGGTGCCGCCTTCTCTCTACGGATCCATCGTCGTAGGAGTCCCTGGCCTCGTCCATCAGAGAAATTTCATTATGTCCTACTACCCGAAGGGGACTCACATTGTTTCTTTTGACGATGACGTGAGTGGTCTCTGGGAGCTTCAGGGAGAGAAGCTCGTCCCCCTCGTAAGCCTGAAGAAGACCATTACGCAGGGTTTCGCATTGTGTAAAAAGATGGGCTATCATATGTGGGGTATTTATCCCACCAAGAATGCCTTGTGGATGTCGGCAACGCCGTCGACGAATCTGAAGTTTTTGATTGGGCACATGTATGGTATTATTAACAGAAAACTCCAATTAAAAATGCCATTGAAACACGACTATGAGCTGACGCTCGAAAATGCGGTACGGGATGGGGGAGTGATACGCCTCAACTCTGTAGCAGCTACTACGAAAATGGGAAAGAAGGGGGGGATCGATGCATCGGTCGAGCAGCGGCAGGCAACCTATGGCAAGGTCGTCGATTACTTAGTAAAGAAATATCCTGGACTCGTTCGCAAAAATCCGAGGCGGGAGGGGGAAATCCTTCTTGCGAGGGAGGTTCCCGCGGAAAAATAGGGGGAAGGGTAGAAATGTTCCACCTCTACATGTCGCTCTTTACCGCCGCCCTCTTCTTTGTCCTCACGCCTGGAATTCTTCTTCGTCTACCTAGCGGGGGTTCCAAGGTGGTCGTCGCCGCTACCCACGCCCTGGTCTTTGCCCTGGTCTTCCATTTTACACACAAGACGGCGTCGAAGTTCCTCTATGGAACGGAGGGTTTCGCTGCCCCGACGGATGCCGCTAGCTGTGCGGCTGCCAAGATGAACTGGAACCCTGCCACTAAGGTATGCAGTGCCTAAATAGACCTGATAAACTGCCATCGCAGGTCCACACAGATTCGCTCCCAGATCTTATCCTGGTTGTATAACTTGTCCCTGTTTTTGAGTAGGGGAAAGCACTGCAAGTAGTCGTCGAGCTCGAGGAGCTCGCAGAACTTATAGAGCACATATGAATACGATAGGAAATTACTCCGTGTCTTCGGGCAGTGCTTGACAAAAGAGCTCTGGATTTCCTTGAACATAAACCGCAACTTCTCCTCGATTTCACGGGACATCACAGGAGCAGTCTTCCCATTAATTCTATTCAGTATGTAAGGTACGTGCTCGTAAAAATTCGTGCATTTCAGTTTCTTAAGAATTTCGCGAATTTTCACCTGTTTTATGTCTTCTACGCTTACAATACGCTCCTTCTTCAACTCCTCCAGAATCGCCTGAAAAATATCTTCCGGTATTTCCGTGCTCTCCTTCGCCTGGAATTGGGCGAGCCATTCATTGAAGTGATTGATACGCTTGTATGCATAATATGTAACCTCTCTCGGCGGATCCTTATAGCTGGGCTTATCACTGTCAATCAGAACAAACTCCTGAAATCCGCAACGTTCACAAAAGAAAAGTGCTTCTATCGGACTGAACTTCATTTCTACGTCACACCTCTCACACATGCCATGGGGATCCTCTGATATATTGGGTTGTATTTTCGCATTTTCAGGATTCACCTTTTGCATATATTTCTCGAGCAAAACATCCCTCCCCTCCGGCTTGGCCTTTGGCACAAAGGATCCCTGGGCCTCCGTGGAAGGGGCCTCTGGTTCTTGCAGGGCTGCAAGTACGCTTCCCGGCTTGACCTTTGCCTGCTTTGTAACCGTCGAGATGCCGCCCTGGATCTTGTCCTGCAGATCGTAGTAATTAAAGAGAATCTCGCCCGTCTCGAAGAAGTAGTCGTATACAGACTTCTTTGACTCAAGATCGTCGCGCCGCTTCCGAAGGTACAGAAGCTCCTCCTCCTTCTGGGTTCTGGCCACTACATCGGTGATACCTGACAGGTGTGCATCGAGCTTCTCAATGTGCTCTGTGAGGGTTGATACGAGTGACTCTTCCCGACGCATATCTGCCATTTGTACTTGGTGAAGATTATCGAGAGTTGTTTTTCCTTCGACGACGGTTCTTTTTCCAAGGCGAGATATACTCTGAGGTATACCCTCCATATATACTGGAAAGATTTGAGGAGTTTAAGTCTTATATGTTGAACCCTCCCGGCCCCTCTTAAAATTGAAGGAAGAGGGTAGGGTTGGATTTGCAATGAAATATACGAGGGAGCTTCTGGAATCCATATTGGCTGAAGGGGGTGCAAGCATTCCGGTCGAGTACCCGAACTACAATCAGCGGTTGAAGGTTACCTTCACCTGCTCCTGTGGACTTGCTACGACGAAACGATTTGAGATGTTACAGGTGTACCGGCTACCCTATTGCGAGGAGTGTAGTTTGAAGAAGGCCACCGAGAGATCTAAGAAGGCCTTGATGGATAAGTATGGCGTCGAAAATCCGGGCGAGTTAGATGATGTGAAGCAGAAGATTAAACAGACATTTATTAACACCTACGGCATGCACCCTAAAAAGACAAAGGGTGTGCAGGATAAGTGGAAGGCGACATGCTTAGAAAAATATGGAGGACACCCAAACCAGAACAGCGATGTGCAGATAAAGTCTGAGTCAAACTCCTATAACTACAAAGACTACATGATGCCAAGTGGAAGTATCGTAAGATATCAGGGCTATGAGAATGTCGCTTTAGACGAACTAGTTCAACTATATGAAGAAGAGGAAATTAGTATTGGAAGATCAAACATCCCTAGCATTGACTACTATCTTGGAGATGTAAAGCATGTATACTTTCCAGACTTCTTTATTAAACATGAGAACAAAATCATTGAAGTAAAGTCCGAGTGGACCATACAGTTACGGCGAGGTAACGTGGAAGAGAAAGCCGTTGCAACTAAGAAAGCCGGCTATAAATACGAGATCTGGGTATACAGCGATAAGAAGGTGAAAGTTGAGACGAAGATATACTAGACCCTCCCGGCATATATATTCTGTATAACGGTGTCTCCCGGCAGATTTTTTCCAGATTCTTCGCGAGTTTCCTAAATTTTGGCGATTTTTCCCGTTTCGCCAAAATTTTTTTCTAAGATGAGGGTATAACATCATGACCGGAGGTGGACTTATGCAATTAGTGGCGTATGGTGCTCAGGACGTGTATTTAACCGGTAATCCCCAGATTACCTTCTTCAAGCTCGTGTACCGCCGCCACACGAACTTCGCCATGGAGTCGATCGAGAATCCCTTCAACGGCAACCCCCGCTTCGGCAACCAGGTAACGTGCACGATCCAGCGCAACGGCGACCTGATCCACCGCATCTACCTCCAGGCCACGCTCCCTGCCGTCTCTCTCGCCTCGACGGACGGCAGCGGTGCCCAGTTCCGCTGGCTCAACTGGGTCGGTCACAACCTCATCGACTGGGTTGAGCTGCAGATTGGCGGCCAGCGCATCGACAAGCACTACGGTGACTGGCTCCAGATCTGGAATGAGCTCACGCAGGAGGCTGGCAAGCAGGCCGGCTATGCCAAGATGGTTGGCAACGTGCCCCAGCTGACGAACCTGATCGTCCAGGGCGGCGAGTCGTGCTACAACTACTGCGCCGGCGGTGAGCCCCTGAGCTCCTCGTCCCTGCTCAGCTGCGCCCCTGAGTACACGCTGTACGTGCCGCTCCAGTTCTGGTTCAACCGCAACCCGGGCCTTGCCCTGCCGCTGATCGCCCTCCAGTACCACGAGGTCCGCATCAACCTGCAGTTCAACGACCTGCAGAACCTCTGCTGGGACTACACGCCCGGTGTGGCCAACAACCTCCACGCCGTGCGTGACCGCGTGAACGCCGCCAACCTGGTGGCCGCCTCGCTGTACGTCGACTACATCTACCTGGACACGGACGAGCGCCGCAAGTTCGCCCAGGTCAGCCACGAGTACCTGATCGAGACCCTCCAGTACACGGGTGCCGAGTCCATCAACAGCTCCTCCAACAAGCTGAAGCTGAACTTCAACCACCCGTGCAAGGAGCTCATCTGGGTTGTGCAGCGTGACTCCTTCGTCAGCTGCGATGACAACGTCATCAACGCCTGGAAGGGCCAGCAGCCCTTCAACTACTCCGACTGGTGGGACCGCTCGTGCCTGGAGTCTGGCTACTCCGTCACGCGTGTGGAGGGCATGGCTGGCAACAACCCGGTTGTCACGGCCCTGCTCCAGCTCAACGGCCACGACCGCTTCACGGTTCGCGAGGGCCGCTATTTCAACGAGGTGCAGCCCTACCAGCACCACACCAACGTGCCGGCTGTGGGCATCAACGTGTACTCGTTCGCCCTCTCGCCCGAGCAGCACCAGCCCAGCGGTACGTGCAACTTATCGCGTATCGACAACACGACGCTCCTCCTCACGGTGTCCAACAACGCCGTGGGTGTCAGCACGTCTTCTCAGGTCCGCGTGTACGCCACGAACTACAACGTCCTCCGCGTGATGAGCGGTATGGGGGGTTTGGCTTTTTCTAATTAAGTTGATAGAAAAAGAACTGGCTCCCAATAGTGCTTTCTAACCAAAAGTGCTAGTCTAATACACATGGATATCTTGATGAGATATCATGAGGCAACATCGTCAAATTGCGGGAACCCCCTAAAGCCATTGATACCAAGCATGTCTGGAAACAGATATGTGGCCAAGAGAAAAAACTTGGGTATGGTAAAAATTCAATGGATATTACAATGGGCAATCCGCAGCCAAGTCCTAAAGCGTAAAAGCAATGGATGCTGTTCAGAGACTTAATGTCGGTGGGCATTTGATAATAGATCAAGTGCATAAGATAAAGTCCGTCCCCATGGAAACATGGCCTGAAGGAGGAAATTGTAGTTGTTGTATTCAACTACAGTGGAGAGTCTTCAAGGGTTCTGATATCAGAACTGGTAGGCACGCTCGCCTATTCCAACTAAACATGTTTGTTCTTATTGCGGTGTAAGATTGAATATGGAATATATATATAATTTTATTCTTATTGCGGTGTAAGATTAAATATGGAATATATATAATTTTATGAATTTCCAGCAGAACTTCATAAAATTGACCGAAATACATTTCCGGCTATAAGGTATAGGACCCATGGATTCCATCGTACCCGATCTTCCGTCCCGTTATAGAATACTTGAGAGATATTCTGGACATACACCTAAACTAGGTAAATCTGCAGGAGAAGAACTGAATTGGGCATATCGCATCGAAGATAGTGATAATGCTAAAGAATATATAGCAATGTTTTGTAAACCTGGTTATTATACTATTATTGATACAGCTACATGGATTGAACTTAAAAAAGACCATGCAAATGTTACATGGTATTATGCTCCAAATGGATATATTAGTAGAACTACTCACAAAGGTGATAAAATACCCTATGTATATCTACATCAATTTATATTGAAATATTCGGGTAACGGAAAGGGTCAAAACTCAATTGATCATATTCATGGACAAAGTAAATTGGAAAAGCGTCTTGATAATCGACTGAGCAATCTTCGTATAGTAACCCAGTCTGTGCAAAATGAAAATAGAGGTAAAGTTTCTAGGAATTGTAATGCTAGGAAATTACCTGTGGGTATAAGCGAACTTCCTAAATTTATTGTATATTATAAAGAATGCTATAACAAGGAAAAAAATCGTATGAGAGAGTTCTTTGCAGTAGAGGGTCATCCGAAGCTAGAAGGAAAGCGCAAGGCTACTTCTAAATCAAATAAAGTAAGTATTCTAAGTAAACTTAAAGAAGCCAATGATATTATTGCTAAACTAGAAAATACATATATTCAGCCTATACAAGTTGTAGAGCAGCCTGTACAATCTATACAACTTGTACAGGAGCCTCTACAAACTATATCTAAACCACCGCCACTCCAGTGGAAGATATCAAATATATACAGAATTCTAAGTTCGGGCAATTATAGCAGTTATCTCGCATATTTACAAGAAAATAATAAGCAACCAGATATTGAAGAGAAACTTGATGCACTTATTAAATCAATACAAGATACAACGGAAGAGGTGGCCAAGGGATTCATTAAGAAGTTCGTAGAAGATCTACGAACCGTTCGTCATAATGCCCTCTGTTATTCTAAAAATGAACTTATACTTCTAAGAGAGGACAGAGAGCACTGGAATTCACAATCTGTTCTACGAGCTTTTGAGGCAAATATGTTAACAAAATTTAAGGAGCACACCGAAAGAAATACTGGTGAATCTGCAGATGATCCAGCCTGGTCAAAGCAATGGACATCATTTATCGATTGTGTATCGAAGGAAGTAGACGCAATAAAGAAAAAGGCCATCATAAGCAAATTTCTTACAGCCCAAAGAACTAAGAAATTCAGAAAGTCAAAGTTTACCGAGCATGATACATAGAAGATTATAAGATGGGTGAGTCTTAGCCTAAGATACAATGCAGATACCCCCATAAAAGACTTTAACCCTGAAGAATCAAGGTCTAAATACACCGAGCAACTATACTCTAATGAGATATTCAGGCGCAGGAGTCCTTTTTACAAATGGAACACATGTCTTAGCAGGATATCAACCGAAGAAAGAATCGCCCTGTATAAGCGGTATAGGAGGGAAACGAGAATTACGTGATACATCCTACATTTACACGGGCCTGCGAGAGTTCCTCGAGGAGATCTTCGATCTGCCTGACACACTCCACGCATCCTGCATTGAACTGATACAAGAACACATAACGCCATTACGCATTGTCGAGTTAGGGGTGTACATAAATATTGTTTATACATTCGAAAATTTAGAAACAATATTGACTATCCTGACACAAAACAAGATCCACTCACCCCTTTATGACACCTTCCCCCAAACTATGAATGATTTGCTTTATAAGAGAAAGATAGGGGACCAAGAAATAACACATTTGGCCATCCTACCCCGCATTTCTAATCACGGAGACTGCCCCTTTGTCGGCAGAGAATTTATCAAAGATATGAGATTTATATAAAAAATTGACTTTCCACGCCCCGATGCAATCCTGGCGAACCACCAGTACTATCTACACATGTTACAGTATTGAGTGAATTTAACAATGAGGCTTATACAATAATTTCCATAGGAATTATAGTGGATGTCAGAATATTATCACATGGAGACTGATAGTTACATCTTTTATTTAACTATATCAAAGGGTGTATGTATTCATACACTTTCCATTGGAGGGAAGAAGAGTGGGTGTGTAAATGTATCAGTAAATACGCCTGAATCTCTTGCAGTACAGCGTGGGTTTCACAAAGTTGATATTGCAACTATACCTGTCTTAGGATGGGATATAAAGTGTGCGGTGGATAAGGACTTGCCTAAGGGGGGTGGAACAGTACATATGATTCGTACCATTCTATCAGAATCAGTGCGTCTGTATCCATACGTAAATAAATACACATTTACTGATACAAGTCATTTACCATGCGATAACGGGAATGAAATATCCCTTTTAGCATTATCAGTTGTAAAACATAAGAAAACATGGTATGAGCGTAATTTTCATGCATATATAGTTGACAGTGAGCTCAGAAAAAAGTATCATGCTGGTTTACAAATGCTCGATGATCCCGCCTTAAAAGTTCCCTTTTATACATTTACTATTATTTTACAGTCGTATAAATTTTCCAAAGAGTTTCAGAATATATATGAGGAATCTAGTACATATTCTGATATATTCAGAAGAATTGAAGAAATAGAAGGAGACCGTGGGCTTTGTAATAGTATTGTTGGGTGGATACGTATGTTTATACAATACATTTTTCAATTTGACCCACATTCAGTATTATGGGCTATCGATAAGGAATTTATACCCAACATACAAAATATACTAACAGAACTACCCTCTAAGCCACGTAATCAGTTTGGAGGGAAACGAAGCACGCGGAAAGGCTATGCATCAAGAGTAAATATAAATGATATTCTTGAGATGTCTCTCTAAGTATGCAAATGTTATACTCTTACCGTCTACCCTTTGACCGTTTATGCTTCCTTGTCTTTCTTCTTGTCTTTCTCTTTCCACCAATATTCATAGAATATCTGTTCTCCACAACAGGGGGTTTTCCAGGTATATTTTTCGTTGCAGGATTATACTCAATATTCATTTTACGACTAGGGTACTCATAACCCGAACGACATGTTATAATATATACTCGTATAATTCCATCTTTATCGGGCACCTGCATAAACACATTTGAATCGAGTAATTCACGCAAGCTAAATACTTGAAGGCCGAATGTAGTATATAAGTAGGCAGTCCTCGATATATTTTTTCCACGAACAGGGGTTGGATACTCCATAGGTCCATTATACTGCAGTCGGGCGACACAGGTATCATATATGCCTAGAACGGCGGGCTTATGGGCAGGATTCACTTCGGAATCATTAACGAACGAGAAATCCAGATCTGGGCATTCGGTATTATTAGGCCCAAATCTTGCTATCGCTGTTTCATATCCGTATCCTAGACGAAACGATTGCTCGCGCCCAATATTCAACCAGCGTGATGTCAAAATATCTCCCTCCGTATAATTTGTTCGAAGCCACTCAAAGAGAAGATACGTCTTTTCTATACTTAGGGCTTCTCTTTGCCAGGAAAATATGATAATTTCCATGTTCGGCGGTACTGTGCATAGTTTCTTGGTATTTCTGCCGTGGCATAAAAAATTATAGGATGCTGTCGGTCTATCGTGATCAATAGTCATCGACATTTACTATATATAGATATTTTTCTCCACCATTACGAGTGTCCGTCGTAGCTGCGATCATGGGTAAAGAGGCCGGGTCCAAAGACGCAGCTATACCCCTTCTTTGCCCAAATGGGTGTAAGCCTATCTTCAATATTCTCACCGTCAACTAAATGGGGGAGAATCGCCTGCTCAAAGAACCCCTTTTTACATAGAAACGGATTATTCGTGTAATTGCATGAACTGGAATCGGTAGTATACCATGCATTTGATTCTTCAGATCCATGTTCGGGCAGAACCCTCTGTATTTTTGACGGGTAAATCAGATCAGGATCTTCTTCCCAGTGCGAACACTCACACAAATGGGTATGATGCATGAAGGTGTGAGGCGACTCCTTGCTCCAGAAGTCTGCCGCATAATTGGGGACGCCTGCATTCTTTCGACTACGTCCTCTCACGATATCATGCGTCTCTAAAAAATATAAGGCATTTGTCAAAAAGGATCCGACTTCTCCCTGAGTCGCATGAATGACGAAATCATTCTCGAGGGGCAGAATGACATCGGTCAGTGAATTCTCGTAAATGGCTCGGAAGCCAGAGGCCATGCGGCCATTGCTAAGAAGAAGAATACATCTTACACCAAAGGAGTCACAGACCTTCTTTTCCTCTAGCTGGCGATCCGATTTCTGTATGATAACGAAAAAGTCTTCGATAATGTCGAGAAAGCCAGCCTTCTTATAGCTTTCCAGAGTGTGCTTCAAGGTCTTCGGAGCGAAATACGTGAGGACCCCTGCGGAGATGGGGATTCTCTGGCGAAAGGGTTCTGTTACGCGACGGCCAAATAAAAGGCATATAATTATAATCAGAAGGATTGCCAGGAAGATAATTTCCACTTCCATACTATTCTGAATAGACAATTTCCAGTCCCGTGAGACCCTTCTTTTCAGCCCATTCCATCGTCAAATCAAGGGCCCGCTTTCTACGCTCAAGAGGGTTTCGCACGTCGAGTCTCCTGGAATAATGCTTCCAGTGCCACTCGAACGATAGGGCGGTGGTCCAAATAGTAAACCCTTTTACATAGCATATGCGATACCAGGCAGCAGGGCGGGCGGAGGTGGCCCGTGCCCCTCCTGATAAGAGGCCGTTATGTTGGGCGAGTCTCTTGTCGACATTTGTTGTTGCACCCACATATGTTTTTACTGGTTCGTCTATGGTTGCTAAACAATAGACGAAACACTCCATACTACTATGATTTTGTATTAATTCATAAAGCCTTAGTTGCCTCACTTTCCCGTGCTACCAAATCCCCCCTCTCCCCGCAGACTCTCAGGAAGAGCATCTACAACCTGGACCTTTGCAAATGTCGTCATATCTCTGCTAACAACCTGAACGAGGCGATCACCCGCCTTTACCACGACCTCGCGGTCCAGCGTATTCCACAGGGCAGCGATAAGCTCTCCACGATAGCCCTTGTCAATCACGCCAATCGAGTTCATCATCATGAGACCTGTCTTAGAAATCGACGACCGCGGAGCGAGCCAGTAGGCAGAGCAGTCATCACCCTCAATAACTGCGGCAGAAGTACCCATTCCTACAAACTTTCTCTCACCAGGGGCAAAGACAATATCATTCGGGACATAGAGGTCCACCCCAGCGTTCTCCGTAGGCACATGGCTCTTATAAAAGGCGTTTCCCTTAGGAAGTAGACACAGGATGCTCATCTAGACTACAGGTCGTTGAACCTTTAGATGTTTTTTCGTAAAGAAACGCACTACATAGAAAACTGCAACAAGTATAGAAAGAGCACTCATAATATAGGCTACGGGGAATAGGAGGCGAATCATATCCATAAATATGGGACTTATCCAAGACATCTCATGCTGATGATCCATAATACTATCCTCCTTGGGATTGCACATGGGATCGAGCGAGAAACACGGTTCGTAGAAACGATTGTCAAGAAAGACAACTTCATCTCGGTGGCGTTCAAGGACGGTTTCAAACAAATGCGGACCAGTTGTATAATAAATACACATTTCCTTAGTGCTGTACTGTTCCTCGAGGTTAGATGATGTAATTGTAAGAATGAGATCGTGTAAAAAGGGGTGGCGGGGGCGAGTAAGAATGACGGCATTGTTCGTGCGACCCGTGAGATTCAGGGGAAATGCCCCCTTACTAATCATACAGTCAGCCAAGTCGATGTAAGGAGTAGTATCGATTGAGTTCAGTGACTTCATATCAGTATCGACGCTAATGCCTCCGTAGTTGTATAGAATAACAAAGCGTCCAAGATCAACCTTCTGTATTAAATGAGAAAAGGAGTCGAACTTTTCAAGGACGGCGTTGCCGACGAGGGCACATTCCCTTCGTAGGGATTCCTCATCCCAGTGCATATGCGTGTATCGAGGATTCTTTTCAGCCAGAAGGCGTACATTTTCCTGGAACTTTGCGGGTAATTCGTGCCACCCCTGTAACCAAATCTGATGTGTTATACGTGGGATCTGGCCCATCTCTCATATACTGGGGAGAATGTTCTAAGGAACGTGACAAGAAGGATCCAACTCCTCATGTTCCATCGTCTCTGGATAGAAGAGCCGGTCACAGTCTTCTATCTTTTCCAGCGTCTGGGCAGGATAGAACCGTGTATTCGGTATATACCTCTCCTTTACACCCTGTGACAGAAAACTCATTATCCAGCACAGACTACTGTTGCTGTGTATAAGGCGCGGAGCCGTTCGTAGCAAGCAACAGTCATGTGCAAAGGACGCTTGTAAGAGGATTGGATTCCAGGGACGGAAGTTCTTCAGATACTCCCTTTCCCATTCATGCCGTATGGTGTCACAAATGATATAGAGGCGATCGAAGGTACCTTCCAGCTCGGTAAGAATATCGATATAATAGGAGGGATAGGGAATATCGCTTTTCGGATGCCACGGATTATGCATAAAATCATCCAGGCGTAGCGACATACACAGGTCTCGAGGGCCTACAGGCACCGTAACCACACCTTTTACAAGGGATTTGATATATACGGTGTCGGTCGCCTTCCAAAAATCTTCGTTTCCTGGGTCGTAGACCATCGCGAGAAGTTCTTTGCGAAAGGGGGTGAAGAACTCTGATTTTTGAAAATAGCCAGATAAACGAATATTTGTATAGGATACCTCGTATGGCTTGTCTCGCAAGATACTTGCAAAGGAATCTTCATCTATCGTTATTGCATCTTCCACGATTTCTGTGTCGCCAGTGTATGTATGTCCAAATACATGGGATACGACCTTGCAGGCCAGGTACTGAATGAGCTTATTACCCGTTCTAACATTTCCGCTTGCATCGAAGGTCACGAATGGCATTACTTCTACTCATGCGAAAATGCATAAAAGCCTAAAGCGAACGCTCGTAAAAGTTGATTTAGCGGACGGCTTAGAAAGATAGTCCAAACTATCATCAGATGCCGGCCGGGTTTTATGCTCCATCTTCCGAGATAGAACCGATTGTCGGTATTCAACTTTGCGTGTTTAGTCCCGATGAGATTGAGAAACGCTCAGTTGTTGAAATTACAAATGCAGGCACGTACGAGGGAAACGAGCCAAAGATTGGCGGCCTCTTTGACCCTCGTATGGGAGTGATTGACAACGGCAAGGAGTGCAGGAGCTGTGGTCAGACGAATCATAAATGCCCTGGCCACTTCGGCCACTTTCGTCTAGCGAGACCTGTATATTACATCCAGTTCCTGCCCTTTATCTTAAATATTCTCTCCTGCATCTGCATTCGCTGCTCGAAGCTCCGCATTGACAAGAAGTACAGAAGTCACTTTCTGAAGAGAAAGGGTGAGGTTCGCTGGCGTGAGGTGCTGGCTGCATCGAAGGAGATCCACCGGTGTGGCCAGGAGACCGAGGACGGCTGTGGTGCTCTTCAGCCGACCCGTTTCGTGCGGGAGGGAATTGCTCGTATCATGGCGGAGTGGGACGATGATGCGAATGGTACCCGCTCGGGAAAGCAGGTACAGATTCTTGAGGTCGAGTATGTGCTCCGGCTCTTTCGCAAGATCCTTGACGAGGACGTCGACTTCATCGGCCTGAACCGCTACTGGTGCAGACCCGATTGGATGATCTGCACCGTACTGCCGATCCCTCCTCCTCAGGTTCGCCCGTCCGTCATTCAGGACAACAACCAGCGTTCAGAGGACGATCTGACCCACAAGCTGGCCGAGATCGTAAAGACGAACAACTCGTATCTCCAGACGAAGATCGATGCTAACGCCGCCAAGTCTGTCATTGACGAGTGGACGAACGTTCTGCAGTATCACATTGCCACTCTCGTCGACAACCAGATCCCTGGTGTGGCCCCTTCTGCTCAGAGAAATGGCCGCCCCCTCAAGTCCATTCAGCAACGCCTGGGCAGCAAGGAAGGACGTATCCGGTACAACATCCAGGGCAAGCGTGTGGAATTCTCGGCCCGTTCCGTTATTACTCCTGACCCGAACATTTCCATCGCTGAGCTCGGCGTTCCGGAAAAGATTGCTATGAACCTGACTCGCCCTGAGCGTGTGACCGTCTTCAATCGCAACAAGCTGTACCGCCTGATTCAAAACGGCCCGCTCAAGTATCCTGGTGCGAAGACAATTCGCCGTGTTGACGGTCGTATTATCAGTCTTCGCCACGTGAACACGAAGGAGATCGTGCTCAACCTCGGCGACATTGTGAACCGCCACCTCATGGACAATGACCCTATCCTGTTCAACCGTCAGCCGACTCTGCACCGCATGTCGATGATGGCACATCGCGTGAAGGTTCTAACGGGCAAGACATTCCGCCTGAATGTTTCCGTGACGGCTCCCTATAATGCTGACTTTGACGGTGATGAGATGAATGCCCACGCCCCGCAGAGCATTGAGGCGGCGACGGAGCTCGAGGAGATCGCGGCGGTTCCTCACCAGATCCTCCGCCCTCGTGACGGCCTTCCCGTCATTGGCATTGTGCAGGATACCCTTGTGGGCTCCTACAGGCTCACCCGCGACACGGTGCAATTCAACAACCGCGAGTTCATGAACATGATGATGTGGAACAAGCGGTTCACAGGTGTGCTCCCTGCACCGAAGAGGGACGCTCTCCACTGGACGGGCCAGCAGGTGATTAGCCAGCTGCTTCCTCCTATCAATCTCGACATGATGAACAGCGGCAAGACGCGGGTCGTCATTCGCGAGGGCGACGTCGTGGAGGGCCAGTTCGACAAGGGCATCTTCAGCAAGGCCAGTAAGGGCATCATTCACATGACCTACAACGACTACGGCAGCAAGGACACCGTGCAGTTCATCGACTGCCTCCAGAACACGGTAGCCCAGTTCCTCATTTACAATGGCTTCTCGGTGGGAATCAGCGACCTCATTGCCGATGCGAACACCAAGAAGGAGATGAACGAGAAGATTCAGGAGAAGAAGAAGCAGATCGAGACGGTTCTGCTCGAGGTGCACCAGGACCTCTTTGACAACAATACGGGAAAGACGAACCAGAGTGAGTTCGAGGACCGTGCCTTTGGTCTTCTCAACAAGGCGATGGAGAATGCTGGCGAGATTGGCCAGAATACGCTTTCGACGGAGAATCGCATGATTGCGATGGTGCGTGCGGGCTCCAAGGGTGGCCCGATCAATATCGCCCAGATGATTGCGTGCGTCGGGCAGCAGAACATTGAGGGCAAGCGTATCCCGTATGGCTTCGAGGACAGAACGCTGCCGCATTTCAAGAAGTACGATGACGGTGCAGAGGCACGCGGCTTTATCGAGAACTCCTTCATTGGCGGCCTGACGCCGACGGAGTTCTTCTTTCACGCCATGTCAGGCCGTGAGGGTCTGATTGATACGGCTGTTAAGTCAGTGACAGGGGACACGAAGATCGTTATTTGCGAGAAGGGTGTAACAAGGTGTGTTGCGATTGGCGATTGGATTGATGGACATCTCGCTAGCCGCCCTTCTGATACAGAACACTTCCCTGAAGAGAATGACCTTGAGATGCTACAGCTAGATGGCGACTCTACATATATCCCAACGGTAACGGCAGAAGGCAGTATCACCTGGGGAAAGATAGCTGCAGTTACACGCCACGATCCTGGGCAGAGGCTATATGAGGTAACTACCCTCGGCGGCCGCTCGGTGATTGTCCCCGAATCAAAGTCGCTGCTGGTCTGGCAGGCGGATACAAAGAAGTTTGAGCAGATGCCTACTCCCGACGTGCGGCCCGGCGATTGCATGCCTGTCACTATGATTCTGGCTGCACCGCCGATTATATGCAAAGCAGTCGCCCTGGAGAACTACCTGTCAAAGGATGTATACCTATATGGCACCGACTTCCAGGCCGCCCAGACGGCAGTCGCAGATACAATGGTCGACCGTGAGCATATTCCCTCGGGTTGGTGGGGGGAGAACAATGGGAAGGTGTTCACTCTCCCCTATGAAAGCAAGGGACGCTTCGTTCGTACACTGGCTCGGTCTAAGACGGACAACATCGTCTCTGGCTACGTCTACCCTTTTACAACGAATCGTGATCATGCTCGCATTCCCGAACAGTTTGCGCTAAATTCTGATAACGGTCGCTTCCTTGGCTTGTTCCTGGCCGAGGGCAATGTGGATGTCAAGAGCGGCTATGTAGCTATTACAAATAACAATGCGAATATCTGTCAATTCGTCCACGAGTGGTTCGAAGAGCAACGTATTCGTACGACAGAGGATATCAGGGTAAATTCCATTGGTGGCGTGACGACCACGGTTCGTGGATATTCAACTGTACTTGCGAAGTTCCTCGATGTGTTTGTGGGCCACGGTGCTGCGAACAAGCGGGTGCCGGCCGAAGCATTTGCGGCACCTGAGGAATTCATTTCTGGGCTCTTGGATGGCTACTTCTCTGGCGATGGTACCATTTCAAACAACTCGGTGGAGGCTGGATCTGCATCAAAGGAGCTCATTGAAGGCGTTGCAATGCTTTGCTCGCGTCTTGGTATCTTTGCAAAGATATTCACATCGCAGCTACTATCCAACAATCTCGGAACCGAGAATATCCTACCTACTCATCGCATTTCAATTCGTGCACAGTGGGCTAGGCGATTTGCAATGTGCGTGACACTTATTGACGATGCCAAGCAGGCGAAGCTGAATGCACTGAAAGCGTCAACCTATCACCGCAACTTTCCTTGCCAGAATGACGTGGTCCTCGACGAGATTGTAGAAATCAAGCCAGTATCTGTGGATGCATATCCCAAGTTGTACGACCTGACGGTTCCTGGTACATTCACATTCGGCCTTGCGAATGGCCTGCAGGTATATGATACTGCTGACACAGGCTATATCCAGCGTCAGATTGTGAAGGCCATGGAGGACTTGGTTGTGCAGAATGACGGCACGGTGCGTGATGCGAATATGAACATCGCCCAGTTCCAGTACGGCGAGGACGGGATCAACTCGACGAAGATTGAGTCGCAGCCTCTTCCCCTGGCCACGATGACGGATGCCGAGATCGACAAGGAGTTCGGCTTGAAGGAGGTCGATATAACGGAGATGCTCGGCGTAGCACGTGGCGATGACACGGCCGCCCTGGCAGCCTACGTGAAGCAGGTGTATGCTGACAGAAAGATGATCGTGGAGGAGATCTTCCGTGGCGGCCGCCAGGGAACCATCTACTCGCCGGTCAATCTGGAGCGTCTCATTCTGAACATCAAGATCAAGTTCGGTCTGGTTCCTGAGCAGAAGACGAACCTGACTCCCACGACCATCCTGAAGGGCATCGAGGCCGTACTGAAGAAGACGCAGTCGTACCACGTGATCTGGGGCGCCCTGCTCCGCTTCTACCTCTCGCCGACGAAGCTGATTGTGCAGGATAGATTCACAGAGTCGGCGTTTGATACGCTCTGCGAAGCCCTTGTAACAAAGAACTGGCAGGCATGGGCACAGCCTGGTGAGCACGTGGGCATTATTGCCGCCCAGAGTATTGGTGAGCCGTCGACGCAGATGACGCTCAACACCTTTCACTTGGCTGGTGTAGCCAGTAAGTCGAATGTGACGAGAGGTGTTCCTCGCCTCAAGGAGCTGCTGAAGGTGACGCAGAATCCGAAGGCAGTGTCGCTTACAATCCCGCTAAAGCCTGAGTTCAGAAACAGCAAGGAGAAGGCCCGCGAGGTGGCCCAGGATCTTGAGCTCACGCTGCTCCGTGACATGACCATCAAGACGGCAATCTACTACGATCCGAATGATAGTAACACAGTGCTCAAGGAGGATGCCGAGCTCGTGGCCTTTTACAAGCTGTTCGAGATCACGAGTGAGCCAAATCCCAGTGCAAATGCAAATGCAGCAGAGGCCGACGAGGCCCTGTGGAGCAAGTGGATTCTTCGTCTGGAGCTGAACCGTGAGAAGATGTTCGACAAGAACGTCACCATGGAAGATATTCTGTTCGTACTCCGTCGTCTCTTTGACGCGAATATCCGCATGATATACTCGGACTTCAATAGCCAGAAGCTGATTATGCGTATCCGCCTCACGCTGAAGAGCATGGACGATGGTAAGAGCGATCCTTCCTCCCTAGATGCACTGTCGGCGTACAAGAAGTTTCAGAACAAGCTCCTCAATTCCGTGATCATTCGTGGCTTCCCTGGTATCAAGGCAGTAACGTTCCGCAAGGGCGATGAGCGATTTGTATATGATACGAAGGAGGCGAAGTATGCGGCGAAGGAGGAGTATATTCTCGACACGGATGGCAGCAATTTCCTCGAGGCAATGAATCATCCTGCCGTTGACGGGACGCGTGTGTACAGTACGAATGTGCACGATGTATATAGCCATCTGGGCATTGAGGCCACCCGCCTGATCCTGTACAATGAGATCCAGACTCTGTTCGAGGACGGCCAGATCAACTACAGACATCTAGGCTTACTCGTCGATGTGATGACGCGTGCCGGCCGCCTGATGTCGGTTGACAGATATGGTATCAACAAGCTGGACATTGGCCCTCTTGCAAAGGCGAGCTTCGAGGAGACAGAGAGAATCCTGCTGAAGGCGGCGGTGTTTGGCGAGATTGACCCTATTACGGGAGTCTCTGCAAATATTATGACGGGTCAGCCGATGCGTGGCGGCACTTCCTTCACGGAAGTCCTGCTTGACGAGGGGGCATTCATGAGCCTGCAGAAGAACATGCCGACCCCGAACCCTGGCGAAAAGGATGAGGACGAGAGAATGGCCCTTGCCGACAGGCTGGGTACGGAGGATGATCTGTGCTCGCCGTCACGCCTCAAGATGAATCTGACAATGCCGTCGAGTGGAAAGGTATTGGATGAGGATGATATCGAGTTCGCAGTATTGGAGGAGGATGACTCTATCTAAACGGACCCTGCGAGTACAACGTAATGGATGCTGGGGATAGCATCGGCAGTGAACTTCCCATGTGGAAACTCTTTCAGAGTATATCATATACTGACCCCCCGCCTGAATTCGTGTTCGTTCAGGATGGATGGAAAGAGGACGAACATGAAACTATTTTAAAGAAGAAGGACCAGATATCTTCGTTCGAGAAGGCGAACGAGTGGGAACTGCGGAAAAAGATAACGAACCCGTACGAGGCTATTTTTTCCACGTCAGACACAAACTCTTTTCCAAGCATCGCTCACGTCAATCCGCTAAGTCGCTCGTATTTCAAGATGGTGGAAATGCTCTATGTAGCTGAATTCTGGAATATGGCGACGACCCCCCTCATAACAGCCCACGTCTGCGAAGGACCTGGCGGATTTCTCCAGTGCATTGTTGAACAGGCCAAGGAGCGGCGTATCCACGTTGGAAATGCATATGCAATGACTCTGAAGTCGACAAAGTCGCAGATTCCTGGCTGGAAGAGGTCATCCAAGTTCCTGAAAAAACACCCCGAGATTCAGCTGCTCTATGGGCCTGATATGACGGGAAATATCCTGCTCAAGAGGAACCAGGATGCCTTCTGCGAGACGGCCAAGGATGCCGCCATATTCACAGCGGATGGTGGATTCGATTTCAGCATGGATTATTCGAAGCAGGAAGAGACTGCCTTCTCGCTCGTCGTTGCATCCTTTTCCATGGCTCTACGTACGGTTAGAAAGGGAGGCATCTTCATCATAAAGCTATTTGATATTTACAGCCCAGTTACAGTGGATCTCATCTTAGGATCGGCCGCCTTCTGCACATCCTTTTACATATACAAGCCGGCAACAAGTCGTCCGTGCAACTCGGAAAGGTATTTCATTGGTCTGGGTTACAAGGGGCGGAGAGAGGCTCGGGAATGGATTGAGCATTTGGAAATTGCTCAACGCAAACATATTGAAAAACCGTTGACGCGTCTGTGCGACATACCTGTAAGATCTCCCTACATTCTGGCTGTAAAGGAGCAGATTGCCTGGCAGGAACGCTTACAGATTTCGAGTATTGAGGCGGCAATGTTTATGAAAAAGGAGGATATTGCGGGGCACGTGGAGCGTGCGATTAAGAAGAGCGTTGAATGGTGCAGTACCTTTGGAGTGCCGTATGGCCTCTAGGACTCTAGGCATTGCTCATCTTCGGCTTAATATAAATATCATGAAGCCTCTGTCCAACAACTACAGAGGCTTGATGCTGTGACAAGTTCCCTGAGCCCATCTTATCGAGTAGGGAAAGCATGGTGCGTAGCGATGCGTCATTGTACGAGTCACTGAGAAGCATCTTGAAAAGTCCCGGGTACTGCGTCGAAAACGTTCCGGTCGCATCGCGTATAGTATCCAGCGTCGAACCATTTCCGTGCAGAGCCTGGATCTTCGCCACTGTCGCACGAATATACGAAGCCCTCGCCTTTGCGACATCAGGTTCAATAGGAATAACCGGTTCTTCAGGGGGGAAGTTGGGCGGGGGACGAGACATTCTAACTATGCTTCTAGGCAAATTGCAGGGAATGTACGCATGATCCTTTTTATAGTATTTCCCACTAGTAAATGGTGTCATTCACCTACCCAGCAGCAGCCCTTCCTCCCGCATCTGTACCAGTATCTGTCGTGCACGACGATTGTGGAGAGGATGGATCCGATCATCCTGTTACAGGGCGGCCGCAGTGTATTCTGATGCGTGAAATTACGGCAATCAACTCACAGGCAGTGTCAGACAAGATCTTCGACTCGAAACAGAATCCCTACGAGCCATTCACGAATCCACCGAATCGTCTGATGTCACTCTCGTATATCGTACTACTCCTGTTACTCCTATGCATTGTGGCTATATTCACCAGCAACCTGGCAAAGATACGCAAGCACACTATCCTGGTGTTCGCGTTCATCCTCATTTTGCTACTTGCCCTACTTCAGAAGAGAGATGACAGAGTCTTACAGTACGACAAATGATTCCATAAATGAGCGTCTGCAGGCGATCAATATTCTCTTTGAGAAGTATCATCAATCCCTGTTACAGAAGTCTACGAGCACTGACCATAGCCCTGCCTCGGTAAAAAATATCATACCAAAGCTGCAGCATGCTTCAGATACGCTAAAGATGTTTCTCAATAGCTTCTTGAATGAGGATACTCGGCCAGACTGCGAAGAATCGATTACAACCTATGATGCCGACGAGGACCTGAAGGATCTTCTAACGAAGATGTGCCCCTTACTTCTTCCGTGGCACCCGCATCTTTCGACCCTCGTACACTATATGATCGTCGGACGATTTGAAGAGAACAACCCCTTTTTACCCAATCAAGTGGCACCCCTTGTACATGAGAATGAAAATTTGGCTATTGCTGAAAACCTTCCCTAACGGTAGATGGACACCTTCTGTCGTCAGAATCAAACACGGCGCAGAGGATATATGAGAAAAAATGGCGTATACGTCAAGTCGACCTGCGTCCCGAAACAAACGAAACCAAGGGAAAAGACTGCATGCAGAAATGGAGAAATTCCTCGCATTGCACATACACGTAAGTACAAGGAGGGGGGAGTTACGAAAACTGCCCGTATTCCGGCAAGTTGTGTCAGACGGCAGGATCTCATACGGCCTCTTCACAAGGGAGATCTGAAAAAGTATGGATATTCCTACAAGAAGGTTGGTGAGGAGCGGAGAAATGCCTTGCAGAAGGCTATTAAGGCGTATGGCCCTCTTACAACGTATCACAAGCTGAACGCTGTGACCAAACTTTCGGAAAATAAGTACCCTGCAATTTCCAAGATCTTCGCTGAGGATCGTAATTGGGTTCATATGACGTACGCAAAGAATGGTGTGTTACGTTGATTCGGGATATCTTCTTTTTATTTTATACTCTACATTAACTGCTGTGCTCGCAGAGCACCAGTTAATTTAGTATTTCACGGCAATGCACAGCATCGGCCCCTTATACTAAATTAACTGCTGTGCTCGCAGAGCACCAGTTAATTTAGTATTTCACGGCAATGCACAGCATCGGCCCCTTATATTCAAACTGTGCTCGCAGAGCACCAGTTAATTTAGTATTTCACGGTAGAGCATTCTAGAATGCAATGTGAAGCACCAAGCCGTAATTTCTTTGGTATTATATTTACAACTATCGTTTTAACCATGATACTCTTTGGAAGTTCCAACTATACAAACTATACTACCGTAGTGAATAATTGGCCCGAGTACAGATGCCAGGTTGAAATTATGATATTCGCATCCCTCTTCGGACACAATACCCTGGAAAATATGCAATACTGTTTACAAGCTGGATTCGACAGCCGTGCCGGTTTCACCGTCAAACCCTTTTACGATCTCTTAGGCGGATTTACTATGACTCTTTCAACCCTGTTATCGAGTGTAAATTCAATCCGCCTGGTCTTTGCTACCCTTGTAGGAAACATCAGCACGGTATTCACAGAATTTTCACAGAGAATGCAGGCATTAATGTACCGAATCCAGTACACTTCCATGCGTCTTCAGTTTTTAATGAAGAGAGTGTATGCAACCATGTATTCGATTACCTTTATGGGTATGTCAGGAATGAAGGCAGCAGAGAATTTAACGAATACATCTATGTTTAAGTTTATGAGTTCCATGTCATGTTTTCCGCCTGAAACTCTTGTAGCCATCGAGAACAAGGGACTGATCGAGCTCAAGGATGTTCGTATTGGCGATGTTTTCCAGGGGACGACGAGCCGTGTTACAGGGGTTGTGTCGATGTTGGGGGATGGTCAGGAGATGGTTGATATTTCGGGGTGCCATGTGAGTGGGACCCATTACATTTGGGAAGGGGGCTGGAAGTATGCGAAGGATTCCGTGCACGCAAAGAAGATTGCCCCGTGGGTCAGTGATCCTGCACGCCCTCTTCTCAGTTTAAATACGTCGACGCATACCCTGCCTATTGGAGGCCATCTCTTCAGTGATTACCACGAGACGGAAGAAGCTGATGCACAGACCATGAGGATGGTGCTTGATAGATTGAATGGGCAGCAGGTCTCAGAGACCTTGCAAACAAACTACATAACAGGGGTTGCACTTGACACCGAACTCCGTCTTGCAGATGGCACCTGTATTCCGGCACATAGTATCGCTCTCGGAACAAAACTACGTCATGGAACTGTCGTGGGAAGAATAGTACGCGAATGTTCCACCTTTACTATGTACGGGGACGAACGCTTCGGGTCTGCTACGGCAGTCTGGTCACCAGGCAAGGGGATGTGGGAGAGAGGTAAGGTCCATGAGTCAGGTACGGTTGATGAGTCGACGCCCGCACCCTGTATTACATTTGCAGTTGACTCTTCTGCGACACTTGAGACAAAGGCGGGAACAGTCTTCCGTGACATGTTTGAGATACACGACTTTGATACGGAGGAGATGTATAAGAAATATATGGAGTGTTCCTAAATGCGTATAAAGATGTAACTATGTTCTATACTAACAGAAGAATGGGGCAATATGTTCCTCTGTTATTTGTCACATTTTTATACATTTCAGTATTTGCGTATATCATCGCATCTACACAAATCGATACATTACGCGAAGACTGGAATGCGAAACGATGTACGCTAGTTGGTATGCTTTTGGCATCCTATATTCCAAATCCAAATGATCCTGACATACGTCCTTCGAAATTCTCAAATGAGAATTTTCAGTTCTGCGTATCTGAATTTGTAGATGCATCTATCGCTGTGGTTATGGTTCCAATTATGGGAATGATGTCGACTCAGGTAAATGTTGCACAAACGGTCAATAGTTCCGTAAATAATCTGCGATTTTCATCTGCGACGGATGTGTTGAGTCCATTTAATGGATTAATTAATGTGGCATGGCAGAAACTTCAGATTGTAATGGCTCATATTCTTCGAATCATATATAGGCTAAATAGTGCATATAAGCGTATCTTCGGCATTGTTATATCGGCACTCTTTGCAGGCGTATCTGTATTCACATCGATCAGTAACTTCATAAAGGTGTTAGAAAAGGTTGTGGCAATGATTATGGCAATTATTATAGCGATAATATTTGTTCTAATGTTTCTTATGATGTTTGCTTTTAGTTTTCTTGCACCTGTTGCGGGTGCAACTGCAGCAGGTACAGAGGCGGCAATTATAGGGGCAAATATAGCGGGCACAGCTGCTCGGGTTGGCGTTATGGCTGCACGAGCTGTTCCTACTGCGATTCGACTTGGAACCACCGCGGGTAGGGTTGCTGGTACAGGTGCTCGAGCTGGTACAGCATCGGGTCTCGATAGTACAGCCGGTTTAGCGGGGGTGAGAGCGGCGAATGCGAATACCCAGTTAGGGAAATATGCGGTAAAACCTCCAAATACTGCATGGAAAGAATTTGCAAGTGATCCTACCTTGTTAAAGAAAAATCCTTCCAATACGCTGACAAATATAATTACAGGTAGTGTTCCTACCCCCGATTTCAGCTCATCAGAAGATAATCAACAAGATTCATCGGAAACAGAATCCTCTGGCCAAGTATTTGCTGCGAAGTCGGATCCTAGCAGTGTAAGTGATTCGATTTCGAATGCGACAAGCTGCGTAGCCGCTGGGACTCTAGTCCACTGCAAGCGGGGCCTGGTCCCTGTCGAAGATTGCAAGGCAGGGGATCTCTTGGACGAGGGGGCGATTCTAGGTATTCTCGAAGGAGAAGCTGGGCCCTGCGTCTCGATCCATTCGGTAGTGATAACAAATACGCATATCGTCTACGACGAAGCAAAGGGCTGGGTGTTTGCAAAGGATCATACGCATGCTTCTCCTTCTGCCTCTCCCTCTCGTGTCTATTCTCTGGCAACTACCACTCGCATATGGAAAGTGCAGATGCCAGGCAAAGAGCATATTCTTCTTCGCGACTGGACGCATTTATCGAGAGACCGCAAATCAGATGACCTAGCCGAGGAATTCATCCACACCCTGTTACAGAATAAGCAAGACACTTCGCAAAACACTTCGCAAAACACTTCGCAAGTCATACCTTTCACAAAGAATCCCTACATCAACCTTCTTGTACCAACCAGTCTTGTATGGAAGGACTCCCTACCCTTCTCCATCTACAAGATAAAAATAGGGGATATAATTCGCGACGGCGATGATGTGACTCGTGTCACAGGGGTTTATTCTTCAATTGAAACTGGCACTGGTTCCTATCTAACATGTAAGGGTGAGAGGGTGCGAGCAGATAATACAGGCCAACTACCCCTCATGCATATTATAACTGAATCTGGCACCTTCACCCTGAATCATACCCGTGTAAGAGATTTTATCGAAGTAGGGTCAGATTTACAGATACTTGAAGATTTCCTTCTTTCTCTCCTTAACAATAGAAATGGCTAAGAGAAATTCCCTGCTTATAACTGCACTCGTTGTATTAATACTCGCAAATATTCTTATGATAGTGCTTGATTCTCCGGCATTTAGACCGACGGCTGAGGGATTCACTGCGTACATGAATAAAAAGGCGAAGGAGCACTTTACAAATTACTCTGGGAATCCGGCGGGGGCGAAGGATGCGTATGTTCCGATGGGGCAGTTTGATGGTCTTACAAAGGAGACTGGGAACCCGATCAGCAAGTGGAGAGTAACATCTCCGAATGAGCCTCTGCTGGCACCCAGCGAACCTCTGGGACCTGAGAACATGTTCATGTTTAAGAATAACCAGTGCAAGCCCTCTTGCTGCGGGGCTTCTTTTTCCTGCAGCGGCGGGTGCGTGTGCACAACGCCTGAGCAGAGAGATTATATTAATACGCGCGGCGGAAACCGCAGCCGCCCTGAAACAGGTGTATAAGTACATTTACCGGCATATTAGAAAGGTAATAAGGCTATAAGGCAATATAATCCATGGTAAGTTGTGTGCTTTAGAATCAGTCAACTTTCCAACCATTAGATAGTAACAGATGAATACGAATGCAAGAAATTCACGTATTCTCAATAGCATACTTCCTGTAGGAGATACTTCAACGCCAGGTGTCTATACGTCGTCCGATACGTCCTATATACCTTACATTATCGGATTCACACTTATTGCACTAACGGTTGGACTCTTATATTACTTCCAGGATGAGGTAAAAATAGGGTGGACCGGTTTCAGTGATAGCATGTCAACACTCTTCAATACGGGAGTGGCTTCGTCGACGCCTTCGGTCACTCCCGTGCCCTCGGCCACTCCCGTGCCCTCGGCCCCCCTGCCGATGCCTGTGGCCGCACCTAATCAATTTGTCTCTGCCCTCGAAAGGGTCCTCCCCCCTCCTGGAAGCGAAGTGTTCAACGTATCTTCCAACAAGTATTCTTACTATGATGCGGAACCTCTGTGCAAGGCCCTCGGTGCTGAATTAGCTACCTACGATCAGGTCAAGGAGGCCTGGTCAAAGGGTGCCGACTGGTGCAATTACGGGTGGGTAAAGGGACAGATGGCCGTCTATCCTACTTCCCAGGATACGTATGCAAAGGCCCAGCTCGGGCCTGAGGAAGAGCGTAGCTCCTGTGGCCAGCCTGGCGTAAACGGCGGCTACTTTGACAATCCCGAGTTACGCTATGGTGTCAATTGCTACGGCCAAAAGCCTGATGCGAGCACCCACACGGTTGCCGATCTGACGCGTAATACGCCGAAGTCTCCGGATGCGGTGGCGTTTGATAAAAAAGTAGCCAAGTTCAAGCAAGACGCTGATACAGTTGGCATACTGCCGTTTAATAATACGAGATGGGCTTGAGTCTAGTTGCCAGTAAACTGTCTAAGCCTTACAGGTTGCTTAGCTACGCTTAACCCATCGAGCCATGGTAGCCCGCCGCAACATCCTGCAGATAGATATCGACCTTCTTCCCCCCATCCGACTCCGTATCTGACCCCTCTAGCCAATCAGCAACCATCATGCCCTGAGGACTTGCCTCCAAATCAATATAGATCCACAGGAAGTTCTGCAGCTCATCCCATACAGCACGCCCAACTGCAGTATCCCTATCGAAGTCCGCTATATGTGACCATGTTTGAACCAATCCGGCCAGGGACTCCTCATTGATCGTATCACGGAACTGATCCTTGTCTTCCGGCCAGCTCCGATGCAGAACATCCGGATACGGATGCACCTTGCAAATGTCATACGAGCAATGGAGGCTGTACATCCAGTGTGCTACCGTGGCTGAACTCCACCTAGGATCCATCACATAGCCATGAGCCTTCATATAACTCCTTAGCTGCTCAGTGAAGAGTGGGATATACAAACTTCTGCTCAAATTCTCCTCGTATGATACGGGAAGAATTTGGTCTAGCCAAGACTGGTAATTCCAGTTACGCATTTATATATGTGCAGTAGGACTTGTTCCTGGGTGCCGGGGCGTTTCAACTTTTTTACACGTCACTCGTACTTATCAATTAGTAGCCGAATGGTATCGCTGTAGCCACCCACGAAGGCAGGCGAGAAGACCATGGGAAAGCTCATCACTTCCTTTCCTGCCAAGCCCGCAATGAACTTCAGGAAGGCAGGCTTATCCGTTTCCAGATACTTGTCGCAGTTGACATAGGTAAACTCTTGCTTATACTCGGAAAGAAGGGCCTTCACCTTGTCGCAGTAGGTGCAGTCAGTCTTCCCGTAGATAGTGAAGCCGGATATGGGGAAAGGAAAGTCCATGGGCCTATGGACTGCATGGATAGCGACTCAAAGTATCATTTTTTGCCTACGTTTTTTTGAGAATACGCTTGGCCACATACTGGCGGCTGGAACGAACATGTTTGATGATATCATGAGTCTCGTCAGTACTGCCCGGTGGCTTCTTCGAATAATACTCATGTAACAGATCTTCAAGGCGAGTCAGTGTAAGAGGTTGGGTATGTTTCTCCGTGTGGATGTTCAGGCGGGCTCCCGATATTTGGATGACCGACGTCTCCATCTGACGCTCCGTCAGGTAGGAGATAATCTCCGTTTCCCATCGTGTCTTTGCAACACGGGCCTGCTGCAGTTGACGGGAGAACTGGGCGGCCAGATTATCAAAATATACCCAATTCTTTACCTTATCTCCTATAACGGTGGCAATCGCCTGTAAATCCATCTACCGCTCCTACTAAAATTAAGTGACCTCGCTAACCCCGCTTTGTCGTAATAAGAGAACAATGAGAATACTGATCAATAGTAAGATCATCGATATTACTATGGCACATACGAGGAGGATATAAGGAAAGAGTCGCTCCATTGCATATTGTAAAAAGGGGTCAAGTATCATCAGCTTGATCTTTTCACGAAGAATATCATTCTGAAGAAATCCGATCATAGAGTCGAGTGTTTTTTCTAAGATACTTTCTCGATACGACGATTTCATATCTATTCATCAAGCGGTGAAAGCAACGTGTGTTTAAAACGCATCATAAATAATCATGCATCCAGATAATGAAGATAGGTAGACCGGTGTATTCAAAGGAGACGCAGGTGTATGTGTGCGAGTGCAGTGGCGACTCCTTCCGGTTTGAATCGGTTGTCGAGGGTGGGCAGTGGAAGCCCGAGCTGTCCACGCATCTCGAAAGTACCCGTGAGCAAATGATAGCGACCATCGTGGATGGCACTACGGGCTGGTTTTCCAAACCGCTTACGCGGGACTGGCTTCAATCGAAGTTGGTCTATAAGCTTCCGACGGATGTTCCGACAGAGTTTGAAGGGGTTGTTCGGTGGAGGATGAGTAAGCTGCATATTTCGAAGGAGACCTTTACGTGTGAGTTCGTTGTCTATGAGCGAGTAATGCATGCTGTACCGCTCATTGTTTTGCAGGATGAGGAGCCAGTTAAAGAGGCTCCGAAGAGCCAAGGCCAACAGGACCAAAAGAAGGTCAAGAAGGAGGCTGCCTTGCTTGCCCGCAGGCGGGCTGCCATGGCCCTTTTAAAGGCTGAGCGGTTAATCCAGGCCTATTCGGAAGAATTTGGGGAGGATACTGAATGGGAGGAGGAAGAAGATGAGTTTGTCCCGTAAAATATTGCCTACCACTATTTCAGAAGCACAAATGGCAGGTGGTGAAGTTCGCACTCTTGTATTAACACTTGCGATTATTACGTTATTAGGGGTTGGGCTATACTTAGTTGACCCGACTATGTGCGGACTGGTTCGTAAGGAGGGATTTGCAGATGCTCCTACCATGCAGGCCAATGCCACGGGAACCAGAGGTGGAATCAACGCTGTTAGTTCCGATGTCTCGGGTAACACGCAGGTAGGTGCTATGGCGGGTAACCCTGCTGTTGCACAGATGCCGAGCCCGACGCCCCAGGGTTTTATGAACCCTGAGGGCCACAGCCCGAGCCCGAGCCCGACGCCTCAGGGGTTCATGAACCCTGAGACCCCTAGCCCGCATTCCAAGCTCGGCTTCGCTAACCACAAGCAGGAGGGCTTTGCGAACCTCGAGGACATCACCGGTCCGGCAGAATTCGGTGCCACACCTTCCCCGAGTGGATGCTACCCCCGTGACCAGCTGACGCCTGGCGAGCTCCTCCCCAAGGATGCCAACTCCACCTGGGCCCAGCAGAACCCCATGGGTACGGGCAGCCTGAAGGGCAAGAACTTCCTGTCCGCGGGTGCCCTGGTAGGCGTGAACACGGTAGGCCAGAGCCTGAGAAACGCTAACCAGCAGCTCCGCAGCGAGCCCCCGAACCCCCAGGTTCCCGTAAGCGTCTTCTTCAACTCAACGATCGAGCCTGACACGAACCGCAGAGATATGGAGATCAACTAAATGACAAAAACAAAATCCAAACCCGGATATATCTCAAATATCCATCTTCAAATCATCCCTTGTGATTAGAAGATGAGTGATATTCAATCAATATTTGCGAACACTATGAACTCATTGAAGAGTATAGTGTCTTCTACGTCAGAATACCCCCTCGTACAGGTAAGGAGCAGTGTCGATAATGCAAACTACCTTGTTCGAGATATGCCTGATAAGCAACATGCAGCAGATTTAATCGCCAGAGTACGTATCAAGATACAAAGTCTCTATGATTACATATTACGCAAATTCCCCGATAAGCCGCAGGTGAAACAGTGGAATCGTAACTTTGTTCCGGACCCGACACGCTTCCTGGAAGCAACTCCTGACGCAGAACATACGAGTTACAGTGTAAACAAGGGGGAAAAGGTGCATCTCTGCCTCCGACAAAGAAGTGGCCAGGATGAAAGCCTCGTGAATGAAAATATCATGGTCTTTGTAACACTTCACGAAATGGCACACGCCATCACGCCGACCATAGGCCACGGTCCCGATTTCTGGAATAACTTTGCATGGCTCATCAAGCAGGCAGAAGAACGGGGTATTTATAAATACGAGGACTTCAAATCGCACCCCGTCTCCTATTGCGGAATGAGTATTACGGATTCCCCGTCGTATGATCCGAAAAAGGACGGCACTGATTTATCTATGGGCTGATTCCCCTATGAGGGCAAGCGTATTATGTCATGCGATTGTATGTTTCTTTCTTAGATGGGAGAAGAGTCTTCCTACGCAGAGTTCGTAGATAGTATTTTACGGCCTCCCGTGCTCACAACTCTTCGTAACCCGAGCCAGAATATCCGCGTTAAAATACAGCGGCCGGATCAAACCGTAGATGAATTCGTCATTGACGACATCTACCCCTTTCACACAGTTGCTGATCTATGCACCCGCATATATGTCGAAAAGGGGGAACGCGATGAATATCACCCAAGAAACCAGTGCCTTCTTTTGCAGGATGATAGAACCGGCAGGTACACCCACCTCCAATACATCTTTAACAATATCCCCTTGCTGATGATGAGCCCCTACAAGCGTATGGTATCAGAGCCCGATGGTATCTTTGTCGACCTCACAGGAAATGTCAAGATCGCAAGCATTGTGCCTAGACACGACATGCTTCTCGAGAAGACGCTGTTTACGAGTGCTAAAGAGGAATACGTGGTCAACCTCTTCATTTATCGCGATATGCTGGCCGCTTACCCTGGTGAGCGACCGATTGCCAGAATTGACTGGGAGGGGAAGATAAAGACATACTTTCCTGAGTACGAAAAGGAGTACGAGGACGGCTCTATTCCGATCGACGTACAGAAATTTACTCCTACCCGCGTTGAGAGATTCCGCGAGAGAACGAAACTGATCAATGTCTTCAATGATCTCCTGGATTCGAAGCCGCTTCGGGTGGTTGGAGAATCGAGACGCGAGGAAGACATCAACGTGAGTAATATCAGGCATATGCGGATTGGGTGGAGACGGAGCAAAGTGCCCTTTCAGCTCGAATCTCTCTTCTATGACATGTCGGTGGGAGAGATGGTACCGTATGTGCGATTCTACCCCAAGTCGAATACGCCAATAAGTAAGGTATATGTGACAGGCCCTGACAATATACCGAATCTACCTGACCCGACTGTCTTAGTGCAATGGGCGGCCATCCGCTCCATTACACCTGAAGAGGATCTGCTCATGATGAAAGTCCTAGTAAGAAAGGCGAATGGCTCGGTTCCTCCGATCTATGCCACCTTCTACGTCTTCGAGGATGGAAGTGCCAAGTGGATTCTGCAACCTTCGTCCACCGAAAAAAGTCTCTCGGGCGACGTTGATCTGGTGAATCTGCCTGACACTCTGCAGAGCTTCTTCGGGTCGTTCCCCAAGCTGCAGCCGTTCGTCCGCGACAAAGACCTCATTTTACACCCGTATACGCCGAAAAATGTATCGCTGGAAGATGCATACATGGTTCTTTCGATTTGGCTCGAGTCGAGCGACGCCGCACCTATCACTTACAAGCGGCTCAATAAGGTCCTGCCATATTTCCGTGCCTTTTTCCAGGAAACTAGTTCACCTATTAAGGAACAACGCCCCATTATGTTCTTACGCTACAGGTGCGTCAATGATTTCAGAACACCGAGCCGCGAGTCGCAGTTCCTGCAAAGAATTATTGATCTGCAAAAGGTGGCGGGCAAGGCCTCCATTGCTGATATGGAGAAGTACTTTCGCGAGGAGTTCAACGTCTCGGAACAGGTGGCAAAGAAACAGGTAAATGCCTTTATTGATGACATGGCCAAGTTCGCAATGGTGAACCCAGAGATCCGCGAGGTGACCCAGCTGGACAATCCTGGCATTGACATCGCTATCTTCGGGAAACACCCCTTTTACACCTTTCACATCTATAGAGTTGATTCATTAGAGACTCTACAGAGAATTAAGACGCTTCTTTCTCTCTTTATTACGGTGGATCAGTCTGATTTGGTAGATATGGATGAGGCAGCAGAAGTCATGGATCAGGAGGAGGAAGCGGAGGAAGCGTATGCAGCTGCAAATGCAGTTGCTTCTGCAAATGCAATTGCTTCTGCAAATGCATCAGCAAATGCAAAGGCGAGCCCCTTGGAGAATAGAGAAGCTCCCGAGGAACTCGGCTTTGAGCTGGATACCCTGGGAGAGCTTCCTGATTTCGAGGAAGGAGAGCCCCTCCAGACTCTTGTGCAAAAGGATGTTGATGAGTCAGATCGGCAACCAGTACAGCAAGTTACCTCTGAAAAGCCTGAAAAGCCTGAAAAGCCTGAAAAGCCTGAAAAGGATGACGAGGATGACCTTGAAGAAGGAGAAGTGAGTGCCAAGACGTATTTTAGTCGCCGTCTACGCAAATATGACTCCGCCCTCTTCAAATATGCAAAGGCCCACAAGAGTACCAAGTCCTATCCCCAGCAGTGCCAGGCCAATGCCCTCAAACAGCCTGCCGTGCTGAATGAAGGAGAGTACCGCAGAATGAAGGATTTATATAAGACCGATGTTGCCGAAGGGAAGCTCCAGTGGGTCGAGTATCCTCTGAAAGAGGGCTCAACCATCCCTATCGCTGTGCCAAAGAAGAAGGGGGTTATTGCGGAGAAGGTAACGGTGCTTCGCTACGGAACAAATCTCGATACTGGCAAGGCGAATATCTATACATGCTCGGAATACTGGTGCATGTTAGACGAGGTCATTTTACTAAAGACAGACTTTGAAGGGACCAGAGCTCGCGATATCCGCACGGGTGAATACAAGGAGGCTGAGACCAAGCCGCCGAGGACATGTCCCTTCTGCAAGCGTGGTCCTGTTATGAAGCGTGACAAGATCAGTCAGGGAGAAAGTGTTATTCAGCGGACTCTTCCCAAATCCCACGCCTACATCGGCTTCCTCGGCAAGGGAAATCCTACGCATCCCAAGGGCTTTCACCTACCCTGCTGCTTCATAAAGGATAAGCCGATCTTTACGACCAATCCTGCCTTCGTTACAGAAGGACCCGAGGACGCCCCTGTCCTATCTGATAGTGGTCCTATGACATACAATTATCAGGGGAGAATCTCGAGCCTGAAGAATGTATATATCACAGGACCCGATAAGCTACCCCTCGAATATACGCCAGGACACGGGCCCCAGATAGGAATGCTGCCCGCGGCAGCCGATGCATATTTCAGAAACCCAGAGCTAGTGAAGCAGGACCACACCTTCTGGAAGATTATTCTGGACAATACCACGAGAGAGCCTAGCGTCTCAGGCTTCTTCCGTGTAGCCGTCGAGAACCGCCAGAAGTACGAGGCCGATTCCTTCTTTGCTGCAGTAGCCCCCTTTTACGGATATACGGGAGCTGACCAACTGAAGGAACGTCTATACGAGGTGATTACTCCTCGCATATTCATGTCGCTCAATTATGGCAACTTTCTCTTCGAGTTTTATAATCCTGGATATGAAATAAGCGAGACACTGCCGCTAAGTCAAAATAAGGGAATACTCATAAAATTCATAAAGCAACTGGGTATCAAAACAGTATTTAATCCAGAAGGCCTCTACAAGGAAGCAGCTCTCCGTGCAGTGAAAGGCTACTTGGCACTGAAAGGACCCAAGGCCTTTGAGGAGTACAAGGCCTTCGGATCCTACGTACAGGATGATGCACAAGGAAAGCTGTTCGATCGATCGGTGTTAAAGGAGTGTCGCCAGTACTATTCTCTCTTCACCCTTCCCAATGTCATGACATGGAAGGAGGGGTCGAATATTGTTTCCAATGGGGTTCTGTTTATTATTCTCGAAATCGATGAGAAGGGGGCCTTGCAAGTGAAGTGTCCCCCCTATGGCGTGTCGAGAAAGATGGCCGAGGTGTGCGATGTCGGCTTTCTTCTGCATTACAAGCAGTCAGGAATCTGGGAGCCCATCTTTTACAGTCATAACGATGTGAAGAAAAATGAGCATTATACTACGATGATCTTCTCTCGCAGAACCTATGCCGACTGGCCGCTGCCCGTAAAGCAGCGGGCGGATGAATTCTATTCCAAATGCGGGTCGACTGGTCTCGGCGTCTACACCGATTCTCCCCACGTGGAGTCGTCGACACTGATTCCTCTCTCTGAGGCAATGTCACTGCAGATGCAGCAGCAGCCCGGTGCAGACGTATATGCCATTTTACGCGACTCTTATAATCACGTATCGGCGGTTCTCTTTGAGGAGAATGGTTCCTTTATTTACTTGCCGGTTGTCGACGACGGCAGTGTATATCCTGACACGACGATCGAAATGACGTGGAGGCATTTCATGCGAAAGCTTGCGAAGGCCGATGTGGTGGAGGCATTTTATAAGAAACTGGACCCACTCTTTGACAGACTTCCTGCGACGGTGCGGCCTATGTACGAACGGTCCAAGATTTTTCGCCTTGATAAGACTGCTGCTTTATTTCCTGATCTATATGCCTTGCATTTGAGGGGTGGACTTTTTGTTCCTGTGGTGCGGTCTGATGGAATGGGAGAAACGGGTGTAGAGAAGGGGCAGGAGTTATCGTGGATGGTAGACTCGGCTATCGTATATGAGGCCGATACGAAAGCGGTGCAGACCTTTATGGACTCGAAGGATTTCGAGGAGATATACCAGCATGTTCGCTACACCTTCTCGAACTGGCTGGCGACTGTCGAGGGGAGTGTAGTAAAGGAGATCAATGAAATCCTCTATGACAGGGATGGAAATCTGAATCTGAACCTTTCGGTAGCTGAGAAGAGAATGCGGCTGTTTATAAAGATTGGAAGGACGGTGCTTGGGTGGCTCGATTCTAGTATACCGCAGGTGGGAGTGAAGCCGACGTTGAAGCGGATGGATTGCCGAATCTTACAGGATGCCGACTCGTGTAACAATAAGTGTGTGTGGAAACAGGAATCGTCAGAATGTCTTATCCACGTGCCGAAGGAGTATACGGTTGGGAGAACATCCGTGGCGGCGAACGGGTTTATGGTCAAGAAGCTTATTGAGGAGTTGGTGCGATTCCCCATTAAAAGGAGGGAGCTTCTGATGCAGCGGGTGCGTCAATATGTCACTCTGCGTGCTCCGTTTAGAAGCGGTGATTCATATATTGTGCCTGAATATCTTCCGCAGTGGTCAGAACTATTGCGTATGGACTGGATGAAAAAGAAGGTGGAGACGCCGAAATTTATGGAGGAGTTTAGCTGGTCTAGCCAAGGGCAAGAAGAGTCCGAAGCAATGCCTGAAGAACTTCGTTTATATATGGGACCGAAGTCGGCGAATTATTTCTTCTTGCCGCAGTTCGAGGGTACCGTGAGAGACGGGTATCTTGAGCTGGGCGTTGATACAGGGGTTTCTGACCCCTTGCTCACGAAGGAGGCCATTAATGCCTTGATACCGAAGCTACGCCTGTCAATATGTCAGCTTGACTACGAGCCTGACTCATTAATGCCCAGTATTCTTGGAGGGAGGGGCTTGATGAGGGGATTTACAGACTGTGTTGTGTCAGCGAAGTTACCTGATAGTACGATTGGCTTCATCTCTAGATCGCCGGATAAAATTGTAGCAATACCCTACAATGATCTCCCAGAAGCAATGAAAAAGGGCTTACAAAAGGCGGGGAATCCTATCCGTCTGACGTAATTTACCTTTGTACCTTTGTACCTTTGTACCTTCGTACGTACATATCAACGTTAATCTGGGTTGCTTAACTTTGATACTTACATATAGATGGAATCGAGTGAATTGACGATTCTTCGTGACATTGCGACTCGATACACTGGA